TGTTGTATTAGCAGATGATATTGAAAATGTCGTTGTAAATAATGCTTTGTTTAACAAAACTAGAAAGCATCCATTTAGAGGTGTATTTGATGGTAATGGATTTGCTCTTCAAATCCAAAAAATGTATATTAACGATAGAACTTGTGGAGTATTTGGTTACATCGCAGATGAAGGTGTAGTTCGTAACCTCGTAATTCAACCTGTAAAAGCTGAAGGTGTAAGTGCAATTGACGTTTATAGCACTTCGAAAATTTCATTAGATACTATTAAGCTTGGTCAAGGTGACGTAAGATTTGGTGTTCTAGCAGGTGTAAATGAAGGTATGTGTGAAAAAGTTGTTGTTAGCGCAAATCTATCTTTCAATGGTAGATTGCGTCCTAACATTTACTTCACTCATAATAAGTATGTTGATGATTCAACTAGTGAAGTTTCTTTGTATAGTCCAGAATGGCAATCTGCTCCTTCTTATAATGTAGCAGATGTTACTGCTATTTCTTCATATACAAACTTATGTTTTCCAACTCAGCTTTGTATCAATAGTGAAGCTAACTTGATTCCATACGTTGGTTATTTTGGTGAAGCTGCATTTGCTCATGCAGTTGAACAAGCTGCATATCTCGAAAAACCTTTGTATGAATATCCAATGTCAGGTGTAGTAGGTATTGATGGCTTTAAAAAATTATATACAAATACTACATTCTGTCGTGATATTGAAATACTATATGATCAACACTGTAAAGCATTTAATGATGCAGAAGGACATAACGAAGATACTTATTCGCCAATACATACTCAAGGTCATATAATGCAGCGTGGTACCTTTAGACTTGGTCCAAACCATAGAGCTGCATACTTAATTGGCGGTTTATTTGGTTTAAATAACGGTACTCTTAGCACTGTTGGTTACGATGGCATAATGCAATTTAACAACTGTACAGTTGCTCTCATTGGTGGTATTGCTGGTAGACAAGCACGTGGAACGTCTTATAATACTATTGGTAAAGTCAATATATCGACTACATCAGGTGCTTTTGCGGATAAAGTTACAATTAAACTTCCAGAAAAAACTTACAGGTCTCAATATCGTGGCTATACTTTATTATCAGCGGTTGTACCAGTTAGTACAACCGTTACAGGTAATGTAACTTTCTATGCACCAGATGGAAGTAATACTCAAACTTATACATGTAGCATTAACTCGACTAATCAAGCTGGTAAAACATTCTTACCAGTGTTCCAATATGAATCAAGTTATGTTGGTGAATTATCAGCATCGGCTAGTAATAATGGACAATCTGATTATTCATTCCATGCATGTAAGATTTTGTCAGTTTCTTCAATTGTTCTAGATCCGCTGCAACCTCCTCTTGATGATATTAGCGTAAATTGTGCAGCATTCCCTGGTGGCGCTGCATCATTGAAGCCGTATGGATTTTCTATTGCAGATGGATATTTGCGTATTGACAATGTTGATGGAACACCTCAGACAGGTTATGTAGTAACGCAAGACAAAAATACTTATCAGCGTGTTACTGGCAAAACTGAAGACGATGTTACTCTTGTTAAGAGTACAAGTAGAGTATTTGTTAATTTGTCAGGTTCAATTGGTGCTCCTGCTTCGTCTGTATTTTGTACAGTTACTGCGCCATTGTCAAGTACTAGCTTGGATACGTACAAAGTATCAGCAGTTAGCGATGATGATAGAGTAGTTCCAAAGAATGGCGAATTTAGTGCAATCAACATTATTCTACCTCCATTGTTCCACGTAGGTGGTTATTGCGGTGAATATGTTGTTACTGATAGATATTTACGTGCAGATAAACATGAAACAAGACACGCAGCAAAGCCATACGAGTATAATGAAACACAATTATTATACGATATGAATGGTGTTGGTGGTTTTGCATATCTTGATGCAAATGCAGTTGTTGGCGATACAGAAACTTTAGCAAGACAATATGGTACTTATAATTCTATCGCTGGTTTTGCTGCTAATATTTCTATCGATACGATGAATAAGTCTGACTGTGATACTATTAGCTCATATCCATATACTTCTGCTACAAGTTTGCATTATAAGTATTTTCGTAATGTAAATTTCGATGCAAATATTATTTTAGGTACTAAGCTAGCTAGTGTATTCTCTGCACCATGTGTATTTGCAAAATATATCAACTACGTTCCAGATATGATGCCAGCTGTTGTTATGGCTGCTTCTCATGGTCACTCTCACTCTAAAAGCGATACATTCGAACCTAACTTTGGTATTACTTGGTTAGATCAGTTGTTCTATGGTACAGGTCAAACTTCTCCAGGTAGTGAAGGTGACGATGATGAAAGTAACGTAGCTTATTGGATGAAAGATGGTGAATGGGCAGATAAATACATTAATACTATTTCACAAGCAGGATATTCTGACGCTGTTTCTCATGCAACAGAACAAAATAATGCTTACGATAATAGAGATAGTCTGCTTAACACATTCTTTAAATTTAACGATGCATTTCATGCAGTGACATTATCTGCTTATGAAACTAAGCAACACGTATTTAATACGATCAATGCAGCTTATCAATATCCAAATGGTAGAGCAGGTTATAACAGTACTATGTATTCAAATGTAAGTACTCGTGCTTCTGCATATTCATTTGATTACAGTGCTGCGTCGAATTATTATAACACTGTTACAAGTAATGCTCATTTCGACCTTGGTGTTGAATCAGCTGATATTAAATCTGAGCTATTACCAGGCGTTACTGGTATACAGCCATCTACTCACTTGCAATCTTACATATTTAGTTATTCTTCAACTCCAGTTTTAAACGGCGCGCTTCCTCCTGTAAAGTTGAATTTAACTTATACAACTGCATATAGTTTGACTGACATGTCTCATAGTACTGCACCTAATGAAGTTACTGCAAGATTAGCAGAAGAACAAACTAGAAAGTGCTATATGCTTACAAGCGATTCATTTAGCACAATCTATGAAAGTAATACAACTCCTCTAGGATTTACTTTTAAAGCCGATGATAATATGCCAATTACTTCTAACAGATTAGTTTATGGTTTCATTCCAACAACTGCAGATATTGCTAAATGTCTAGATGCTGATCCACTTGCTCACGTATATTGTTCAGGTGTTTCTGCTAATGACTTGCAATATGTTCTCGTTGTTGATGAAGCAAACAGACCTATTTTCGATATTAAACTTGATGTAGAAAGTGTTGAAAATCAGGGTTATTCTGTTGCATTTGATAGAGCTGGTCACCATTACATTAATGGAGTAGGTTTATCTTATGTCTATGATGGTGGCATGGGAATAAATATAAAAACTGGTAATTAAATGGCAAAAAATACAAAACAATGTATTGCTTACTTAGATTTTCTTGGTAACAATGCTGCACAATATCTTAGAGATAATGGACACGCATACAAGCAAGATGTATGTGTGTACGCAGTTAGTGCAAGTTTAACTGCAAATAGTGATAATGTGCGTTCATGTCAAGCTATAGATTATTTAACAGGAACGAGTCTTTCAAAATTCAATTGGAATGACATTTATTACTCTAATCAGTTTTCATTTGTAAAATCAAATGATACTGACTTTATGTGTTATCATTTCCAATTGCCAGATATTACGACTGAATCTGATTCTGAGCCAGATGTTCCTTATAGCTATGAAGAAATGTTCAATACTTGTGTATTGAAGAGTATTGATAAGTCTACTGCAATGCAATATAAGTACATTTACAATGCTTATGATAGCATGCCAACACAACAGAAGGCTATTGCTATGCAAACTTTCAGTTCCACAAACAACTTGGCATCAACTGCAGAATTTGTAAGAGCAGATTATTACAAATTGTTTGTACCTGAAACAGACATTATTCATGATAGATCGTTGTTAGAGTTGAATGATAATGGATTAGCATCAGTTGGAAATTATTCGCATTCACCATTCAACTGCTTAATGTATTGTGTAAATCCAATATTTGATAAGCGAGTTTCTGAAGCAACTTTTGGTGGAAAAATGCCAAAAGGTTTTACAAGCGCTATACCATTTGCTATTCCAGTTTCTATTTGCACATATTCGCAAGACATTATCTTAGCAGGTAACAACGTATTATTTGAACCAAACTTGAACGGAATTGTGACGGTACAATAATGGCAGTAGATTATCAAAAATTCCCATGGCTTTGTCCAACCACAGCTGAATACGAAACGTGTTCTAGTGGTGATAATTTTGCAGTAAACGATAAAAACGTTGCCGCAAATACTACCATTGAAGGTTTGGACATGTATGGTATTTCATGCGTATACTACTACGTTACGCATAATATTGCATACGATGTTCATTTTGGCGAAGATCAAATTGAATGGATTGCAAGAGCGTTTAACTTTAGAGGTTATTTCAAGCAAATGCCTACTAGCGTTAGAACTTACAAGTTAGAAGGTATTTGGGGTGAAGATTTAGTTGAAATGTATGTAGCAAATACATCGTTTAGATATTTTTCTACATACGGTGGAAATGATAGAAATACTCCAGAAGTTTACGATCAAATTATCCCGCGCGTGGGCGATATAATTTATATACCCGCGAACAAGACTTTTTACGAAATTAGAGATGTGAAATACTATACTGAGTCATTTGGTTTAGCATCACATTCGTACACATTGACATTGAAAGTTTACAAAGATTGTAAATACACTATCTCAGCAGATAATCCAACTTTGCAACCTGTATCTGGAGTTTACGATCCAATTTACAATGTTGCAGCATCAGCTTTGATAGAACAAGATCAGTATCACGACATATTATCGTTGAACAAACCATTGCAAGAACTCAAAAAATCTGAAAATGTAGATTTGTTCAATTACGTATATGAAAACGATACTTTAAATTAGACTAGCATTTATTATAAATTAATATACAATTTTCAAAATGAAACTCATATAAATATAAAACATAGTACCCCAGGAAGCGAGGAATCTCTAGGTAAATATCCTAGTAAGCCTATTGATACTGGTTATAGTAGTAACCTTGAGTAGGAACTGTTGAAAAATGACTTCAAGAAAGTCCTCTGCTTTAGCAGAGCGACAGACTTCATTATATAAATAAAACATATTATTTAACTTTATGAGGTGAATTATGGCAACGCCAGGTATGAATACTACAGGAACTCCCGACGCAATTGACTCTACAGATTACGTCATGACAATCATTCGTGCAATTCGTCGCTTCCCAGCAGATAGAAAAGCAGAAATTGAAAAGATCGCTATGCCTAAGAATGCAGAAGCTAAGAAGATGGAAGAAGCATTCCGTACAGGATATTTCCAGGCACTAGAAGATTTGACTGCATTTATGCAGACAGTTTCTCGTGGAATTTAATTTCTACTAACACAAAAATAAACCAGCTTTTAACTAAAGCTGGTTTTTATTATATTTTAAACGACAATACATGTGTGCTCAAACATGAGGGTAAATAAATGAGTGAAAAAATACGGTTATAAGAATTGTGTGTATGATAAGTTTAACAAATGTATTTGGTTGAAAGAAATACATGATGTTGACTTTAAAAAGATTCCTTTTGAATTTGATTATTATGCTCCAGATCCATCAGGAACTTCTCCTATTAAAGATATTCATGGACGTCCAATTAAACGTCATACAGCAGCAGATAGAGCTGCTATTAAACAATTAGTTGATTCAGGTGTAAAACTTGTTGAAAGTGATCTTTCAGAAGTTGTTAAATTTCTTCATGAAAGATATGATGCTTTTGCTGATCATTTAGATACTTCTTCAGATAATTTTAGAAAATGTTATTACGATATTGAAACTCAGACATCTTGTATGCAAGATCGTCGTAGTATCGTTAAAGTAAAAAGAGTTGATACAGGTGAAGAGTTAGAAGGTGTTCTAAACGATCTAGATGACTTTGTTCATACTAATGATTATTTGTGGTGGGACGATGATACACAAGCTTATGTAAAGTTTAATGACTCTTGTTATTTCTTATCAGAATTCCCAAAACCAAGTAAAGCAAAGTTCCCAATTAACCTTTTGACTTGTTATTCGACAGTAACAAATCAATCTTACACTTGGGGTTTGTTCGAATATACAGGTAACGATAATAATGTTACAAATTATCGTTGGTTTGAAGATGAATATGAAATGATGTGTGACTGGGCAAAATGGTTTGCCAAGCAGAAATTCGATATTTTCACAGGTTGGAACTCAGATGGGTTTGACTTGGAATACATCATTACTCGTATTAAGAATTTGGAAGAAGCTCGTGGTATTGAAGAAAAAGATTCTATTGCAAAGAAACTTTCGCCATTAAATAAGCAACCATTCGTTAGAAGTGTAGTTGATAAGAAAGGTGTAGCAACTGGAACAGCAATCAATGTTCCTGGTCTTTATACTATGGACTACATGCTTTTGTATAAAAAATTCTTGTATGCAAACTATCCTTCGTATGCATTGAACTATGTAGGTAATCTTGAACTTGGTGAAGGAAAGTTAGATTACGAAGGACAGATTTATGAAACTTATAAACGAAATTGGAATAAATATGTTGAGTATAACGTTCAAGACGTTAAACTAATTGTAAAAATTGAAGCAAAACGTAAAGTTTTCCAGATTATGATTCCATACTGCATTGACTGTATGATTACTTTGGATAAGTATTCATCAATGATTGCAGGTGTTGAAGGATATATTTTGAAGTTCTTGCATCAACGTAATATTCGTTTGAATGATATTGATGCTGCTAGTCGTTATGACTGGTGGAAGCATGAAGGACTATATAAAGTTGTTGATAAGGATGGCAACATAACATATCAAAACTGCGAATATGAAAAAGAAATTTATGAATTTGATGACTTTGCAGTTAAAGCAGGATATTGTTATGCATGTCCAGGTCGTTACAAATGGGTAATTTCAGGTGATATTCAGTCATCATATCCTCATCAAATTATGATGTATAATATTAGTCCTGAAGTTAAAGTTATTAAGCCAACTAAAGAACAAATTGAATCAGGTGAAGTAATTCAATCTGAAATCAATGGCGTTGGATTTAAGAGAACAGATCATGCACTTCTTCCTGATATTATTCGTCAGGTATTTGCAGAAAGACTTGATGCTAAGTCTAAGATGAAGGCTGCTCGTAACGCAGGTAATGCAGATGAAGATGCATATTGGGACTTTAAGCAGGCTTCTAAGAAGTTGATTATTAACTCTTGTTATGGTGTATGTTTGAATGCAAATTTCCACTTGTTTGATATTGACTGTGCAAGAGCAATTACTAGAGGTGGTAGAGATACAATTAGATTCTTAAGAGATTGTAATAACAGATACTACACTTCTAAAACAATGATTAAAGATTTGAAGAAGTACTTCCCTATTATCAAGATTGAACTTAAAAATGATACAAAGTATTACAAGTTTGATGATAAGATTCCTGTAATTAGAAATGGTGAATTGATGGAAGTAGTACCTGCAGACTTTAATGAAACAACAGACTTAGTTTGCTTAACAAAAGAAGAAGATGCAGAGCATGCTTCGAACGTAGTTCGTTACAACTTTGATATCGAACCAATTAAAGTAAAGAGAAGAGAAGGTGCTATTATTCAAATCGATACTGACTCTAACTACATTTGTTTTGAAGAATTAAAAGAAGAAGTATTTCCAGACATGGATGGATTCGTTTGGTTTGATGCTTTGGAAGCAATGTTACAAGACATGTGGGCAAGAGCTTTGCAGATTAGAGCTGATAAGAAACATATTCCACAGTTGATTAAGTTCTGTCGTGAAAATATGTTCTATGGTTTCTTCTCTTATGCAAAGAAGTTATACATTGGCTCGATTGTTGATAATGAAGGTGAAAGATATTCATTTGAAGAATATCACAGAAAGATTAGGGGAATTGTATTGCAGAAGAATGAATTTCCTGAGTTCTGTAAACAATTTGCAACTCCATTGGCATTTGATATTATGCATGGTTTGACTCGTGAAGAAGCTATGCAGAAAATTATCAAACTATTTAATGATTTTAAGAACCATGCTGTAGATGAAATTTGTTCTCATAGAACTATTTCAAACTATGAAAAGTATGTTAAACATAAGATTGATTGGTATTTGAAGAATGGTTTGCAGTTCGAGAAAGGTATGCCAGCTAACGTAAAAATGGGTCTAGCATATAACTACGTTTGTGCAAAGAATAAACTCGTTCTTGACCCAATTGATAGAGGAACAAAGTTTAACTACATTTTCTTAAACAAGAATATATACAACATAGATTGTATCGGTTATGTTGGTGCTTGGCCTGATGAATTCAATAAATACTTTACAATCGATTACGAAACAGCATTTAGAAAATTCTTCTTGGCAGTATTCAAATCAATGTTTGCAGTGTTAGGTTGGATTAAGAGAGGTGAAGAAATTCCACTTAAGGTCACTACTAACGTAAATAGATTTATCAAGAGAGGATAAAATGACACAGATTATTATGGGTGAAAATTGTAATAGCGAACTTTCAGATGTTTCGTTTATTACTGAAGATGCTTTACTTGACCCTTCTTTGGCAAATGCAAAGCTTGCAAAGAAGAAGCTAAAGATCGAAAAAATCGAAGAAAATGAAAATGGTGAAAAAATTGTTCACATTAAGGAAAATACATCAAACATTCTTTGTGGTTAATTTATGATTTCATTTGAAGCTATTTTGATTGGAGATAAAACTATTGCGAGAAATAACATGGCTCACAAGAGTTTTACATTGAAAGTAATAGAAGATACAAGTGTTAGAACAATTCCACCTCAGTTCAAAGGCGATTTTGACACAAGTATGTTTAATGTCAGCGCAGTTAATGACACTTTTAACCGCATAAATATACCGTTACGTCAGAATAACATTAATTATGAAATAACATTTGCAGGCACGAAGTTTAATGCACAGCTTGAATCAATGTCAGCAAATATTAAACAGAAAAAAGACGGCACATTTACTACGACTTATACTTTTACATTTGTAAAAGAATTGGATCCGACAGTTGATGGAATTCTTGCTTCTATGTTCATGGTTACTGAAACAGACGACAAAGGTAAAAAACAGCTAATTAAATATCAGACAGATTTAGTCAAGATTTAGCACAACTTGGAGAAAAGAAAATGGCAAGTAAATTAGTCGCATCATTAAAGAAGAATAAAGCATTAGCAGAATTGGTCGCAAGCGAAGTAGTTAAAGATGAATTTGTTTCGACTAACTGTATTCCAGTAAACTTATTGCTTTCTGGAAAAATTAAGGGCGGTATTAAGAAAGGTAAGATATCTCAGATCTGTGCAGATTCAGGTTGGGGAAAATCGATGATCGGTCTTAACGTTCTTAAAGCTGCACAGCAGCAAGGCTTTGATTGTGTAGTAATTGATACAGAAAAAGCATTTAATAGAGACTTAGCGGCAAGTCTAGGCATTAACGTCGATGATATTGCAATTTTTGAATCGTCTCTCGTACCAGAATTAAAACGAATCGTTGCAAATATTAACAATGACTTGTCAAGAGCTGAACAACGTAATGTGTTTATTTTGCTTGACTCTTGGGGTCCTATCGTTGAACAACAGGTTCTTGATAAGGCTGCTGCTGCAAGTACCGCAGTTAATATGAGTGGTGCAAAATTTAAAAACGAATTAGCAACAGTCTTGAGCTGTTACTCAAATACAGTACTCGTTCTTAACCACGTTTACGCAACACTTCAGCAATATGGTGATGCATTCGCAATTCCTGGTGGTAAGAAACTTTACTTCTTGTCCGACGCTATCATGATGGCATCATCTGCAGCTAAGGCAAAGGATAAAAACGGTGCAATTTACGGTAAGATTATTACTGCTTCAGTTAAGAAAGGTCGTGCTGCTAAGGAATTCGCTAAGACCAAGTTCTTGATTGAACATTCTGGTGGTATTAACCCTTACTATGGTTTGTTAGATGACTCAATCGAAGCTGGTGTAGTATTCAAGCCAAAAGCTGGACGTTACGCTAGAACAGATTATGACGTCGATCAAACAACAGGTGAAGTCACTCGTCAATGGAAAGAAGATGAATTGTACTGCGCTAAGTTCTGGATTCCTTTGTATACGGATGAAAAGTTCAATAAATATATTGAACAGAAGTTTGCATTCGCAGATGAAGAACTTATTTCCGCAACACAAGATGTTATTGCAATGATCAATGGTGAAGCAGAACTTCCTGAAGAAACTAAGCTTGTAGCTGAAAATGAAACAGAAGAAAATATGACATTGGACGTCTCAAATGACGAAGAATAGTATTTCAGCTTACATTTAATTCAAAAATGCTCAACATTCAATTTGTTGAGCATTTATTATATTTTTATCATACTAAAGGAAAAATATGACAGAAGTTGATTTTGATTTTGAACTGATAATTATTAAATCGTTATTCAGCAACGAAGTTGTAAGAAATAAAGTAGTTCCACTATTAGACGAAAAGTGGTTCAATAATGACATTAATGCAAGTAAGATTGCTGAAAAGATTATTGAGTTCTATTCTAGATATGAAACATTGCCTACAGTCACGGATATGCGTAGACTGATTAAGGATAAAGAAGAACTTGAAGTTTTTGATAAATGTATTTCGATTCCAGATTCTGAAGTAAGTTCAGAATACTTGGTTCGGAGAAATTGAACAATTTGTAAAGCAAAAGAAATTATGGGCAGTTGCGTCTAACATTATTCAGTATTGCAAAACGCCTGAAACTGCAAAGAATAAAGAATCTTTTGCTGAACAGATTACTGATGCAGAAGCTTATTCATTCGATGATTCGTTAGGTTTCTCATTCATGGAAGAACCTGAAAGAATTTATGAAGAAGTTATTAAGAATGAAAAAGTTATTGGAACAGGTATTAAAGCTCTTGATGATTTGCTGAAAGGTGGTTTCCACGAAAAATCATTGACATTGTTACTTGCTCCAACTAACGTTGGTAAGACTTTGATGATGTGTTCATTGTCTGCTAATATGCTTCTTGCAGGTTACAAAGTTCTGTACATTACATTTGAAGATTCAGAAAACAAGATTGGTCAACGTGTTACTCAAAACTTGTTTGATTTGAATCGTGATGAATTAAAAGCGATGTCGAGAGAAGATTATCGTAAATGTTGGGATGCTCACAGAAGTTTGATTAAACATAATTTGTATATCAAAGAATTTCCTGAAATGGCAACCAATGCTCTTAACATCAAAGCTTATTTGAAAGAATTAAAAGAAAGAAAGAGATTTATACCAGACATTGTATTCGTCGATTATATCGGCTGTATGATTCCAAATGGAAGAGAAAATCCAAATATCAACTCTAATACACGTCTTTTGACTATTGCAGCTCAAGTTCGTTCTATTAGTATGACTGAAGGTTATCCATTTGTTTCTGGTGCGCAAGTTAATCGTAGTGGTTATTCATCAGACCATGTTAGTTTGAGTGATGCTGCTGATTCATTTGGTCAAACTATGAAAGCTGACGCAATTTTAGCAATTACACAACCTGAAGACTACCTAGATGGTGGATTCTATGATGTAGAAGTTGCTAAGACTCGTTTCGGTAATAATAAGCATGAACATAAGACGATTGCTGTTAATATCGACAAACAGAGAATTACTGATATCGATAATTATCAATCTGAAAATGCAACAGCTTCATTGCAAGATGTAAATTTCTCAACAGCATCAAATGCATTAACTACTGCTGCAAATATCATTATTTAAGGACTTTACTATGCATTTGGACATTAATGACTTATATACCGAAGAAACAGAAGTTGCATTAATTCAAAAGAACGATAAAGACAAGTTCTATGTAGAATTTGCGAAATATGGTTTCGACTTTAACGAAATTGATAAAGAAACAAAACTACCAGTAACACTAAAGAAAGTTTTAGATGGTGACATTGAATATGTGTTGCGTTTCAATAACGCTCTAATTAAGCTGCACAGATCTAAGCTGTACAGTATTATTGAGTCTATAGTAAATTTAACAACTGATTATGTAGAGTATGATGAGTTAGCAAAGACTTTACAGCCTACAACTCTCGGATTACTTACTACAGAATTGGCAACTAAACACAAACTTTGCACTATTACTTCAGTAAGTGCAGTACACAAATTTATTCACTGATTATGAAGATTACTACTGAACAATTATATTCAAGACTTACTGCATTGCAGAAATTATTTAGCTATAAGCGTCTCAAGAAGATTGATACTAGTCGCATTGCAGAGCTGTCAAAGCAAGAATACAAATCTATCCAATGTAGACCTAGATTGAAATTCGTGTTGCCTGCTTATGCAGATTTAGCGAGTTCAATTAGTTCAGATAGATTGACTTTACATTCAGTAGATTTGTATTATCTCGGTGAGTTTGTTAAAAATAACAAATTCCCAAGCATTAATGATATTTCGAATGAAGCAAAATTTAGAGAAGCTTACAAAATTTTTTACTCATCTGATTCTATCAATGAGCAAGTTCAAAGAGTGATTAAAGCTTCTGAAGCAAATAACACTGCTTTAGCGAAGTTTACCAAGACAAATAAGTCAATTTTTGAAATTGATCCAAAAACTCAAACAAATAAATTGTATGAGATGATGGTGACAGGTCAAATTAACGTGTTTGTATTCGCTTATTTTTATGAGCAAGGCAGGTTCACTATTGATTTTTCGAAAATTACAGATTTGTACACGTACCGTAATCTCAAAATTGCAGAATACGTCCGAAACTTTGAATTAAATGAAGTTTTAATTTAGAAAAATTTAATTATATTTCAATTATAAATAATCATGGAACAAAACTTAAGCAACGATTATGCACTAACTTGTTCCGCGAAATTAGGCAAAAACATTAAACACATGAGGTAAAAATTATGCCAGTAACACGCGATTTCAGTAATTATTTTAAAGCAGTTGAAGACACTGCACCACAGGTCAATGAGTCAGCTCCTAAGATCAAGTATAAAGTGGAAGACGTATTTAAGCCGGTATTTAAGAACGGCGAAACAGAAGTAGTAATGCGCTTCCTTCCTTCCCATCCAAACGAATTTAAGCCTTTCATTGAAAATCGCGCTCACATGTATGAATACGAACCAGGTAAGTTCTTTGGCTGTGATTGTCTTGAAAAGTACGGCGTAGCATGTCCTATTTGCGACCATAATCACAAGCTTTACACAAGTGGTAAGTATACAAAGGAAGAAGCAAGTCCTCTTCGTTTGCCAGCAGCTCGTCGTAGATTCGTTTCCAACGTCTACATTGTTAAGAATAATAACGCACCTGATACAGAAGGAAAGGTCTATCGTTTCGAATACGGTATTCAGATTATGGATATGATTCGTAAGGCTATGACTGGATATGTCGATCCAGAAGATGGTGAAGTAGAAGGCTACAATCCATTTGACTGGAAAAACGGTGCAAACTTTATTTACAAGGGTGTTTCCGGTGCAAAAGGTCCAAACATTAAGGATTCTAAGTTCGGTAAGCGTCGTCCAATTTCTGACAAGAATGGTAAGGAATTGACTGTAGCAGAAATTGATAAGATTGAAGCTCAGCTTTACACTCTTGATGAATACGAACGCAAGATCAATGAATCTCCTGATTACAATGCAATTCGTGGTCGTTTCAAGAACAAACTTGGATACGGCTTGTTCGATAAGTTCATTGGAACTAAGGAAGAAGTTGTTATTTGTAAGGAAGAAATGGTAATTGGAGTTCCAGCTGCAAAGTCTCCAGCAGTTCAGACTTCCATCGTTGAAGATGCAGCAGAAGCAAATTCCAACGTAAAGGCAGATGAAGAAACATTTAAGGCAAACAAAGCAGTTGAACAAGATGATTTCTTTGCAAGTCTTGAAGATGCAGAAGAATAAAAGTAATTCAGTTACGTCAAAATAATGTTTAAACGAGTAATGTACAAAATTACTCGTTTTTATTATACTTAACTTATGCCAGTATTAGATGAAATAACAAAATCTCAAATTTTATTGCAATATTGTAAGCAAGCTGCATTTGGTTTGAAACATAAGAAAATTACAGCAAATGGCGTTTTAACTGAATGTCCTTTCTGTGGTTCAAAGAAATTAAAAGGAACTATTTATATCGCTAATACTAATCGTTTGTGCTATATTTGTTGGAGAACAAATTGTCCTGCACATAACGCAATTATAGCATCAAAATGGTTAGCTGAAGTAAATCCATCGTTGTATCTTGCTTATAAGAGCGATTTACACAATAAGATGACTGCAAGTGAAGATGATATTGCAAAAATGCAAGCACAATTTGCAGATGAACATAAGAAAATGTTAATTAAGCAGCAAGAAGAATTGAATGAAAAGAAAATTCTCGATAAAGCTGCTGCTAAGATTTTTATTCAGATTGATGATGGAACTGAACTTTCAAAGAAAGCAATTGAATATTGTAAGTCTCGTAAAATTCCAGAAGAAATTTGGAAGAAATTCTACATTTGTCATAAAGGAAAATATCACGATAGATTGATAATTCCGTTTTATAATAAAGCAGGCAAGATTGAGTTCTGGCAAGGACGTACTTTAATAGATCTTGATCCGAAGTACATGAATAGAATTGCTGACACTCAATTGTATAATCGTGATTTCATTGATACAACAAAGCCAGTTATAGTATTAGAAGGTCCTATTGATTCGATATTTATTGAGAATGCTGTTGCGACTTGTGGTGCAGGTTCGAGTGGTAATCTCGATTTACAATTGGCCAAGTTTGAACAGTTATATTACATTTTTGACAATGATGCAGCTGGCTTAAAAAAGGCCGGAAAATTGGTCAGAAAGCATAAAAATGTGTTCATTTGGAACAAATTTTTGAACGATTTTGGGTTAAAAGCTGCTGAAATTAAAGATGTAAATGATGTGGTATTAAAATTGAATAAAAATGAAAAGTTCACATTCAAGGAACTTCAAAACTATTTCACGAATATCACAGACGAATTTATGTGTTACTTGTGAACTAACTCCACCCTAAAGGCATGGCATCTTTCTGTTCGCTTTTATGTAAGTTTTTTGAGCATATAATAACCTAAGCACCTCTTTACGGGGCGCTTTTGCTGTATAAATACTTTATATTGACATGAGGTTATTATGTTTTTTGGTAATCCTAGACTACGTGGAACTGGTGAACACATTGAGATGACAAAAGAAGAAATGAAAGAATGGCTCAAGTGTTCTCAAGATATTTTCCATTTCGCAACATACTTTTATATTAACGCTGCTGATGGTATGCATCCAATTAAATTGCGTCCATATCAAGAGAAGATTGTTCAAACTCTAATTGCAAACGTTCCGAATAAAAACAACAGAATTATTATGCAAGGTCGTCAGACTGGTAAGACTACTATTGCTACGTTGTATCTAACTTGGCTCGCTTTGTTCAGACAGAATAAGACAATTGCAGTTCTTGCTAACAAAGAAGCACAGGCAATTGAAATTATGTCTCGTATTAAAGATGCTTACGTTAACTTGCCTCTTTGGTTGCAGCAAGGCATTAACAAAGACGTAGGTGGTTGGACTAAAGGTTGTATCGGACTTGATAACGGTACTAAGATTTTTGCTGCAGCATCATCTTCATCGTCTATTCGTGGTAAAACGGTTGACTACATGCTCGTGGACGAATTTGCGCACCTAGATGCTAACATCGCTGAAGACTTTATGATGTCAGTTTTCCCTACTCAGGCTTCTCGTTTGGATTCTAAATTGATTTTGATTTCAACGCCTAAGGGAATGAACCACTTCTACGATATTTGGATGAAAGCTATTAACAATCAAAACTCTTTTATTCCTTGTAAGGTTCAATGGAATGAAATTGAAGGTCGTGATGATGAATGGCGTGCTAGAATGATTAAAGATAACGGTCCAGTGTTCTTCGCACAGGAATATGCATGCTTATTTGGTAACGAAGAAGTAGAAATTCAGCATCCAGATGGTATTACAGAAGTAATAAAAATTAAAGATTTATATCATAATTTTGAATATGCTATATAAGTTTTTTGCATAAGAAAACGTCATAATAAATTTTATTATAAATAACTTATATTAAGGTTTATTCATATGAGTTATTGTTTTATTTGCAACAAAGATATAGAATGTTCGATAAAAGAGCATTTGTCGTCATTTCATCACAATTTTTCACGCAAATTGTATTATGATACTTATTTGAAAAAACAAAATGAAGGCAAATGCATAATATGTAATAAAGAAGCAGTATTTAAAAGCATTGAACAAGGTTATTCTAATTATTGTTCTACAAAGTGTGCATGGCAGACTGATGAAGTAAAATTGAAGAGAAAAATTAAAATTGCAGAAAAGACTGATGCAGAAAAATCAGAATGGCGTTCTAAAATCTTAGATAACAAAATTTCTAAATACGGTTGTGGTTTGTCTGACATTGGAAAAAACTTGCGTCAACAAAAAAGCGAACAACATTTTAAAGATTATTTTAAAACATGCAATTGTACTTTCATCAAATATGATTACAATGACAAAAAGCGAGTAACATTTCGTTGCAACAAATGCAATACAATTGCAGCGTATACAAGAGCATTGTTAGACAGGTATTGTAGAAACAACGATTTGACAATATGTCACACATGCAATTCAAAATATACAAGCAAGCAAGAAAAGCAATTGTATGATTTTGTCAAAAATAATTATGCAGGTCAAATTTTGACGAGAGATCATACATTGATTGGAAAAGAATTAGATTTAGTTCTTCCTGACTTAAATTTGGCAATAGAATTTGACGGATTGTACTGGCATAATGACAATGTCATTAAAAATGATGTTCATTTGATTAAAACAGAATTGTGTGAAAGCAAAGGCTATCAATTGATTCACATATTCGAAGATGAATGGAATTTCAAACAAGAAATAGTAAAATCTAGATTGTTGAATTTTTTTCATAAAAGCAATAGAATTTTTGCTAGAAAAACAAAAATCAAAGATGTTCAAACTGCAGAAGCATACAAATTTTTGAATGAAAATCATATTCAAGGAGCTTGTTCATCGAAATACAAACTTGGTTTATATTATAATGATGAATTAGTATCATTGATGACATTTGGTAAATCAAGATTCAAGAAAGATGAATTTGAATTGTTGAGATTTTGCAACAAATTGAATACTTCAGTCATTGGTGGTGCTAGCAAGTTGTTTACTGCATTTTGCAAATTGCATCCAGAAGTGAAAAACATAGTAAGTTATGCAGATAGACGTTGGAGCAAAGGCAATGTGTATGAGTCATTGGGTTTTTCATTTGTTCATGTATCTGCACCATCTTATTTCTATATAGTTAATCATAAACGAGAAAATAGAATAAAATATCAAAAACACAAACTTGTTGCAAATGGAGCAGATCCGACTAAAACTGAACATGAAATAATGAAAGAAATGGGTTTTGCACGAATATATGACTGTGGCACCATCAAATACAATTTTGACAATATTAATTCTACTTGACAAATGTATTTGATTACTGCATCAATTATAAATACAATAGTAAAAAGGTTTAAACTTATGGCAGAAGAAGCAGAAAAGAATAATCAAATTTACATTTTAGACAATGATAAGTTAAAAAAACAAATTGACGATTTGTTCTTTAAGTGGTTTGATAGAGATTACAAAATTTTAGCGCACAAGGATGAATCATTCTCAGCTAATGAATCCCTTGATACTTTAACGAATATAGTTAAACGTATTCGTGTTATAGCTTCTGATGAAGCTAATAAGGCAAATAAACCTTTGGTTGACTTAGGCGTTGCACTTGAAGATTTCATTTTACGTGGAAACGCTGAGTCAGCTCTTGATATTTTACGTGGACGTTCAAAAGAAGATCACATTTCGAAAGTAATGTGGTTGATTAACGTTACTACCACTGTAGGTGTTCTTGGTAGAGAACTTAAAGAAGGTGAAACTTCTGCAAAGCCTTTGGACAAAGGTCCTTTAAAGAAATTAAACGTTTCTGCTAAAAACGTTGAACAATTTGTAATTCCTGTTCAGAATAGCCCTGAAATGAAGACACCTTCCAAGTTCATTGGAAATGTTCTTCCTTCTAAGTTTGCAGCTGTTGCAAAACATGCTAACTTGGCAAAGAGTGCAGCAAGACGTGCAGCATTCTCTGGTATGGAATACCACAATGCTGCAACTATGGACTCTATCTACCACGATCTTGGTGAAGCGCTTGTATTCATTAGCACTGACTTCTTTGTAGAAGCAAACAATGCTCTTACAGATAATGGTCGTAGAAATGCTGCAGGAAAAGCAAAAGATTACGACTTCAAGAATCTTTCTGAAAAAGAACATGCAAAGTTGATGGAAACTATGCATGCTGCATTTAGAAAGTATGCCAACTACACTATCGAATTGAACTTGTTGAGTAATATCAATGATAAGTTAGTCATTGACTCTGCAATGTGTGCTTTCTATGATTACATGGACGATAATGTAAAAGAAAGAAGTGGATTTAATGAAGAACAACTTAGAAGTTTGCCAAATGCATTAGATTTCGCTAAGAAGTTCCCAAATGAATACAATACAGCTTACAATAGATATTTGAACAATTTCATGAATGGTTTGTCTGATGCTATTAAGCATGAACAAGAAGCAGTAAAGAAAGAGTGGTTTGAAAACAAAATCACTGGTGAAAGAGTATTTAGACGTGGTCGTTTAGCAGGTCATGGTAACAAGTTCATGCATACTGCACCAATGGAATGGCTTGATGCATTTCTACAAAAACATAAGGAAAAGCATGGTATTTTGACATTGATTCCTAGACTTGCGATGACAACTCTAAAAATTCTTACAAATCCTACATTGCATAAACTTCGTAAGAAACTTACTGGAACTCTGTTTGCAGCATTACGCGCATTTGCGACAGGTGTTAAAGAAAACATGGATAAAGCTGGACGTTCTACTGAAGTTACATACGAAGATGTAATTAAGGCTATAAAAGAAGGCGAAGAAAAGCTTAAACAGATTCACAAAGAAAAGATTGTTACAACTAATGAAAGTGTTCAGCTAACTGAAAGTGAAGACAGTGATGTTGATGATGATGTTTCAGATGATGAACCACGTTCTAGACCATTCTTTTCGTCAAATTCAAATCAACTATATGATTTAGCAGATAAGATCGAGACTGTTGCTGAATACTCTAAGAAAGCTGCAAGTGATGAAGCAGTTAAAGAAGATATTAAGAAGTTTGAAAACGCAAATTCACAGTTAAAGCAGGAATTCTTAACTGACGAATTTATTCAAATTTTGAATACTTTGAAGAATACAGATACTGAAAATGCAGATGATTCAGATATTTTAAAAGCATTGCGTGATAAATTCTCTGGAAGTGATTTTGTTTCAGAGTTGGATTCTAAAGGCATTACTATTTTGCGTTATGTAGTATTACCTGCATACGAAGATTATACTGAAGCAATTTCAAATTATAAAATGAAGAAAGATGAACGTGAAGAAATGGATTCATCTAATGCAAAACACGCAAAAGATTCAGATAGTACAATCAATGTAGGTGAACAATCTGTTAAGATTTGTGAAGAAGTTTATGAAGTTTTGAACAAGTACATTGCACGACAATGGAATTTGCTTGCTTTACACTCTGAACACAAAACAATGCCACTATGTGCTAAGTATATTACTATCGACTTAGATAAGCCTATTAGTGATTCTACTTCTCCTAAAGCTCAAGCTAAGACTGAATCAGTTCTTGGTCGTTCATTGAGTGACTGGTTGAATGAAGTAATTAGATACGATGCATCTGCAGGTGAACAAAGCGAAGAAGATGATAAAGAAAAAGAAAAACAACATGCACAAGAAAATAGTAAGACTACAGATTATCCAATCAAGTACAATGGTAAGTATCGTTACCACGGTATTGAGCTTGTTGCTTCTTCTGCAGATGAAACTAAGAATGGATTTGGCGTTTTCACAGAACGTTTAATTAAGATTGCTAAGCCAGTTGTCGAATTTAGAGACTTTGTAGAAACATTAAGAACTGAATCTCAGAATAAGACTTTCAATAATGACTGGAAAGACTCAGTAAATCCTCTTGAAGCAACATTCGTTTCTGCAGATGAATTACTATCTGAAGATATCGTTAACAAGGCTATTAAAAAGGCTGATTTTGCTACTGATACAATTGGTGACTATGCAAAGACAGGTATTAACAAGCTTGGCAAATATGCTGGTACGGGACTTGGTAAGTTGGTACACGGTATCACTCGTACAAGTACTAAGAAAAAAGATAAAGAAATGGCTAAGACTATTGACGATCTTGGTAAATACAAGGTTGATTTGCTATACTCTTATAGCAGAAAACTAAAGCTTTCATACTTAAATGAAGGTGCTAAGATCGTAGCAAGTAATATCTTGACTGAATCTGCAAGAAAAGAATTCAGCAATATTACAAAACTTGCTAAAGCATTATATACTGCAAACTTTGCAAATTCTCGTTCTATCAATGCTATTGCTAGTGCACTTTCATCATTTAAATCTGCTATGTCAGGTATAAATTTCAAGCCATGTAAAGCAGTTATTAACTACAAGCTTGCAAATCTGATGAATGAAGGAAAGTTGAATGACACTACTGAGCTTCACTTCGGTGTGATTAAAGGCTTGTATATTTCAAATTGGGAAGGTGTTCGTGAATACTCTCGCGAAAAGACTACTGACGAATTGAAAGATGCTGAAGCACGTCAGCAAGCTGACGATAATGACGAGCGTCATGAAGCTAATGCTGAAGCACGTCAGCAAGCTGACGATAATGACGAGCGTCATGAAGCTAATGCTGAAGCACGTCAGCAAGCTGACGATAATGACGAGCGTCATGAAGCTAATGCTGAAGCACGTCAGCAAGTTGAAAGCCTCAAGAAAGAACACGACAAAGAAACTTTTGAACATCTTGCAGATTCTACGAATGTTAAACTTGACGGATTATCCACTTTGTTTGAACAAATAAATAATACTATAGATTGGAAGGAATATCTAAATGGATAATTCATCATTTGCAAACATTCTACATGAAAATGTGCAATTACACGAAGATATGTTATCTTTGTTGAAGACTGCTGCTGAAGAAAAGAAGAAGAAAGCTGCTGTCGCACCTGAAAATAACAGAGCACCTAAATCTGCATTAAATTTGAATAGTCCTATTCCTGCTCCTGAAGATTCGATGGATGGCGACGGTACTACACTAGAACCAATTTCGAATAGTAGTTTGATTGACACAGATAATGCGCCAGCGCAAAGAAACACAAATGGCTTAAAATTGTATAATCAATTAGCTCCTGAAGTTTCAGTTGCTAACTCTGTTATTACTGCAATTTACAACTCATTTGTAAACAACTGTGATAACAACAAGAAGATGAAAGATTACTTCGACATGGTTAAAAGTTGGGAACAACAAATTAGAGGTGCATGTAAGCAAGTTATGTCGATTATTGAAGCAAGTAATTTCGACACTACAAATACAGCAATCTGTTCTCCTAAAGCATATAAAACGATTGTTAATTACAATTCTCGTGATAGATCTGCTATAGACCTTGCTGCTGCGATCATTATCTTCAGAAATAGTCTAAAAAGAGATTAAACATTTTATTATACTTTATTTAGTGAGTACTTTGATTAAAAACTCGTATACAAAATTGCAGTATAAATCTACTGCAATTGCTTTATCAGAAATTACACCGTTATTCATTTTCTATTACAATCGCGATAGCAAAGATAAATTTCGGTGAAATGAATTTGGATAATTGTCTTGATGTTGCACAAAAAATAAATGCTGCATTGAGTGACGATGAATTCGTACAGAAGTTGTATGAAATTGGTGCTTTGAAATTAACCGCAGAAAATAAACCTGCAGCCAGTCTACTTAATCATACATTGTATTCAGAACAGATTCTTGGATATGATGAAAAGTCTATTAAAGACAATTGGTTATGGTATAAGCTTAAAGCTGGAATTCTAACT